CCGGTGAATCAGGCGCAGGTAAAAGTTATATCTGCTCTGGCAATATTGTAAAAAACGCACAGGAACAGGGAATTTTTGTGGTATTAATTGACAGTGAAAATGCTTTAGATGAAAATTGGTTAAAGGCGTTGGGAGTCGATACTAGCGAAAGCAAACTGTTAAAATTAAGTATGGCCATGATTGATGATGTAGCTAAAACTATTTCAACATTTATGTCAGATTATAAAACATTGCCCAACGGTGAACGTCCAAAAGTTTTATTTGTTATTGACAGTTTGGGTATGTTACTTACTCCCACTGATATGAATCAGTTTGAAGCAGGCGATTTAAAAGGCGACATGGGTCGTAAACCCAAGGCGCTGACAGCATTAGTACGTAACTGTGTCAATATGTTTGGTAGTTATAACGTGGGCATGGTATGTACAAATCACACATACGCCAGTCAAGACATGTTTGATCCAGATGATAAGATTTCAGGCGGGCAAGGATTTATCTACGCATCCAGTATTGTTGTAGCTATGAAGAAAATGAAGCTAAAGGAAGATGAAGACGGCAACAAGATATCCGATGTAATGGGTATTCGTGCTGGTTGTAAGGTTATGAAAACTCGCTATGCCAAACCATTCGAAGGCATGCAGGTCAAAATTCCATATGAAACTGGAATGAATCCATACAGCGGGTTAACTGACTTAGCTGAGAAAAAAGGACTTTTGAAAAAAGATGGCAATCGACTAATGTTTGTAACAAGCGATGGTGAAATTATTAAATTTTTCCGTAAAGGCTGGGAACATAATGAAGACGGTTGTTTAGATAAAGTCATGCTTGACTTTGCAAATCAAAAAGAAACAGTACCCACTGAAGAAACTCAAACGGAGGAATAAGTATGTCAGTAGAATTATCTCGAGAAATTTGGAATGAAATAAAACGCTACATCAATACTGTGGATCGTGATGATGCCGCAGAAACTTTAGTCAGTGTGTTAATTGATAATGACATCAACGCAGATGATATTAAAAGTACGTTTAAAACTGATACTGAAATCAAAAATGCTTTGACTAGTTATCTTGATGATCACGAAGACTACGAAGAAGATGAAGAAGATGAAGAAGAGGAAGATGAGGACTACTAATGTGGTATAGCCGTGTAACTGCTGACTTAGGTGCTATTCCAGATTTTATAGCACACTATGAGCAGGAGCTCGACAATGCCAAACGTGATTGTCGAGTAGGTGGGGTGATAGAAAAAAATATCACCAATTTACCTGGCATTACTGAGCATAGATTTAATCAGCTACAAGAAATTGAAGCTGTATTAAACTATCTCAACATACAACTACGTAAGATACGCAGGAAACATTTTCAAAAATATCTGGAAGGATATGCTCGTGCCCTTACTAGTCGCGACGCGGAAAAATATGTAGACGGAGAAGATGAGGTTATTGATTTTGAAACCATAATCAACGAAGTAGCCTTGTTAAGGAATAAGTTCCTTGGCGTGATGAAAGGAATTGAACAGAAAAGTTTTATGATGGGACATATGGTAAGGCTTCGCGTCGCCGGAATGGAAGACCTAACAATATAAAGCATATTTGCTATTGTAAAAGGGTTAAAAACTAATAGATAGGATAAATAAAGTACACAGGGGAACTATGTATGATTCTGCCGTACGTCTATCTATTAGTTAATAAAGAAACTGAGGAGTTTTACTATGGTTATCGATATAAAAATGTTATGTCAGATACAAAATCAGAAGAGGATTTGGGAATAAAATATTTTACATCGTCAAATTATATCAATAAGCATAATTTTAAAAAATTTACTGCGACTATTATTGCTGAATTTTTTGACAAAACGGATGCATATTGGTTCGAACAACAGTTAATTAAAGATAATATTAAAAATCCCTTATTATTAAACAGACATTACCAAGATCCAGCCACTGGGATTAAAGAATTTGTCAATCTTGGCCATTCAGTCGAGACTAAGAAAAAAATGACTGGAAAGAAACGATCTGAAGATTTCAGAGAATATCGACGACAAGTAATGATTGGGCATACCCCATGGAACAAAGGGTTATCTAAAGAGAACGATGCAAGAGTTATGTTATTAGCCACTAACAGAAAAGCCGCTGGGAATAAACATCAAATTGGGATGAAATATTCGCAGGAGCGTGTGGACAAAGTTAGGAAAAAATTAACTGGGCGGGTTGTACCGGATAATCAGAAACAAAAGATGTCAAAGGCTAAGAAAGGAAAAACCTGGGAAGAGATCTTTGGACCCGAAGAAGCTGCAAGAAAAAGACAATTAAATAAATCCAGAACTGGGGCGAATCATCCAGGGTCGAGACCTATCTCAACCCCAGAAGGAATTTTCCCTTCGGTAACCGCGGCAGTTAATCATTTTAAAGTAGCAGAAGTTACTATACGAAAACGTTGTTTAAATACTAATGATAACTGGAAAGATTGGTATTATTTAGATAGTAAGACTTAAAGCAGCAGGAATGGAAGACTATAATGTTTAGAAATGACAAGGAAGCACACGAACACAGTTTATTAACGTTGAATCATTTGTATGGATATGATGACTTCATGGCATCTATACATACAGTGGCAGATCTAGGATGTGGATCAGGGCTTGATATTGAATGGTGGGCCAGTAGAACCACACGTGATGATGCCAAAAAACCTTTGAATATATCATGCCAAGGCATAGACTTACATACTTCTCTACCGGCAGCGAAGACTTACAAAAACATAACTTACCAACGTGCGGACTTTGAAGGAGAACTAGCTTGTTTGGAAAACGGGTTTGACATTTTATGGTGCCATGATTCCTTCCAATACTGCATAAACCCACTTCAAACATTAGCTAACTGGCGTAAGATATCAGCCGCCAATGGTATGTTAATGCTGGTAGTGCCGCAAACTACCAACACCTATCAACGTGATTTAGATTTTAATCAACCAGACGGTTGTTTTTATCATCACACAATGGTAAGCCTTATACACATGCTGGCCACAGCCGGGTGGGATTGTAAATCAGGATTCTTTAAGAAGGAGCCCAACGATGACTGGCTCTATGCCATAGCATATAATAGTACCCAACCTGCCATGAATCCCAAGACTACCCGTTGGTATGACCTAGTCGAAGCTAAACTACTGCCTGACTCGGCAGACAAATCTGTACTAGCACGAGGATTCTTACATCAAAAAGACCTTGTGCTTCCCTGGCTTAATAAGTCTTTGAATTTTGTAGGAAAATAAAATTCCTCCAAAATAGGTTGACTATTTCCCTTAATTAGCTTATACTATTTTGAGTGTATAAACAAATACACTATAACTCAATTCAAGTAAACGATAAGGGGATATTGTGGGTAAATATAGATTGGAAGCATTCGATCCATCGCAAGCGGCTGGATCAAGTAAATTAAGTATTATAAATGTAGCTCAAACAGTCAACGACAGTTTTGGCGGAACTTTTCCTAGTAATAGTAACAAGGCATACGCAGGCCATTTGCAATTTGCCTGGGTGCCGGCCAGTAAGTGTTTTATTAACTATAAAAGACAGCGTTGGCCAGAACCACAACACATCAAAAAACTTTTAAGTAAATGGAATATTATATGTGTTACTCCATTACAAGCCCGTTACAGCAAAGAAGAAGATAGATATTATATTGCCGACGGACAGCAACACGGAATAGCATGGATTCTTAAATATGGGCCAGAGGTAGAATTGCCTGTATGTTATATTGAATCCGATGATGAAAATGTAGAATCAATCCAACTTCTAGCATTAAACACAGACAATGAACCCATGAAGCCTTATTTTATTCATAAACAACAGGTTATTATGGGTGTACAGGAAGCAGTAGACTTAGAAAACGCTGTAAATGATGCCGCTTGTAAAATTAGTTATCGCAAAAGGTCAGCAGGATGTATTACAAATATTGGGCACTTACATATTGTTCGCGACTTCTTTGGCTTAGCAGACTTAACTTTTGGATTGGAAAAAATGTTACAACATTGGCCAACCAAATACATCCAAACAGATACATTACGTGGTTTATTACAAATCAAAAAATTATTAAACGATACAGACAATTTTACTATTGATCTATTTGATGATATTATCCGTACAGTAAAAGTACGCTATGTTGACGAGTCAGGAATAGTAGACGCCAAAGTCTTATTCAACGCTGTACAGGATCAGTGTAGAATAGATTTAGAAACTACCAGCATAGATGCTGAAAGCAAGATGGCATCTGGTATCTTAAGCATCTATGAACAGGTGAAAGGTATTGATGTAGTAAACGGAAAACGTCCATTCAAAGATTTGAAGATGGTGATGATCAAATGATACAGCTAGGATACAATAGAAAAACCTATGGCAGTATGGCCACTTTCAAAAGATTTGTAGAAGCCTTGGATCAAGGACACAGCGTAGAAGAAGCTATGAAACACATTTGGGTAGGAAAAAATCATAGAACCAAAAAGAATGGGCATGATGCCATGTTAGCTATATGTGGATCTAAGTGCGCCAACCCACGCTGTAATAATGTTTTAGACTACAGTTTAGGTGGAAATATCAAAGGTAAAAAAGCCAGCGATAATATGCCTAGTTTGGATCACATTATTCCTACTACCAAAGGCGGTGTCGATAGCATAGAAAATTATCAAATTTTATGTTACAGATGTAATACTGCCAAAAATGCTATGTACGGACCAGAAGATGCTGAACGTTTACGTGGTCTCGCAGACATGATAGATAAGGATGTTGTATGACTGAAACTAAACATTCTGTATTAATGCGAGATATTATTATAAAATTTCATCCACGGTTTAAAACTAATGACGAAATTAAAAAGTTTGCTTTGAAATATCCAGATTCGTTTAATGTCGAACACTTAGTTGAAGAATGTTTTCCAACAATTGGCAAATTTAAATTTGTTGATGGCATCGGGTATGATAATTCAGACTATTCTGAAGATAAAACAGCTTCAATTCGATTACGGCCGTTGAGCAAAAACACGTATGCTGGGGAAATATCAGGGGTCTCAAGAGCCAACGGTAATGAAAAAATAGGGGCCTTAAGATGCATAATTTATAATCCGCATACCGAAAGTTTAAAATTTTATTTTTTGCCTAAAAAGGTATGGAAAAATATGATAACTATTCATCCTACATCAAAAATAGGTAAAATAGTTTTTTCTTATAATTTAAAGAAAGATACAATAAGAAAATTTGAAGGATTTGAATGTAAAAGTTTTAGACAATTAGCTTTGGCAAACTAATTTTTGTATAACAACAGCACATACCCCGTTTTTCGGGGTATTTTTTTTGGTTGACTCAAAATACCAAATTCTGTATAATACTTGTATTATGAAAAATAAAGCACAAAATACGCAAAAAACTAGGGCTCATATTGTGTTGTTTTTGAACAACAGTCCGTTTAAATCACGTACTGTTGAACTTAAAACACGGTATAAACGCCAAGAAAAACACAGAAACAACGTCTATTTTGGTTGACTAAAATTACCAATTTCTATATACTATGCATATAGTTAATAACAAGGAGCCGAAATGAAATTAAATGTTAATGATAAAATTACTTGGGTTAGTGCCGCAGGTAAATTAAACGGAACAATTAAAAACATAGCATTATCAGAAAATGCTGCAGGAAAAACAGTTCCTTGGATTGATGTACTTTACGGTGAAAATAACTGTAATGGCGTTAGAATCTGTGCCACAGACAGCAATCTTAAAATGATGAAAGTGGCAAAAACGGTTGACGCAAAATTAGTTTAATATTATAATATATGTATATTAACAACAATAAAAGAAGGAGCTGATAAATGGCAACTGTTTTAATCAAAAATGGCACTTATCGTAATAGCACAGTACCAAACAATTTTGCTTTTGAGATGGTAAAAGGGTTTACTACTGGTGCGAAGGGCGGATACATTACGGTAAAATCTGCGGGTTACTTTGGTGAAGAATTTGATGTGGTAAGAGTTAAAGTCAATAGCATAGAAGATATCGAATTTGTAAATGGAGAAGACATGACAGTTAGTCAAAAAGTAGTAGAGCTTAAAGCAACAGAACCAATTGAGTCAGACGAACAAGTTATGGATCGTATTGAAAAACGATTTGACATTTTACAACAGATGACTCGCGCTACTATTTCTGGTGATGTACGGGCAATGATTGTGGTTGGTCCCCCAGGAGTTGGCAAGAGCTTTGGTGTTGAATATGAATTAGAAAAAGCTGGGTTGTTTGATAAACTGTCAAACAAACGTATTAAGTATGAAATTATCAAAGGTGCCATGACTCCGGTGGGATTGTATTGTACTCTCTATCGCATGAGTGCTAGTAATAATGTACTGGTATTTGATGACTGTGATAGTGTATTCCAAGACGATTTGAGTTTGAACATTCTTAAAGCGGCTTTAGACTCAGGTAAAAAGCGTAAAATTTACTGGAATTCAGACAGTGCTATGCTACGTCGTGAAGGTGTTCCAGATAGTTTTGACTTCAGAGGTGGTGCTATTTTTATCACTAATTTACAATTTCAAAATTTGAAAAGTAAGAAATTACAAGATCACTTGGAAGCATTACAGTCACGTTGTCACTTTTTAGATCTTACTTTGAATACCATGCGTGACAAGTTCTTACGTATCAAACAGATTTTCCGTCAAGGTAACTTGTTTAAAGACTATGACTTTACTCCCAAAAAAGGCGAAGAGATTTTAGATTTTATGGAAACAAATCAAACAAGACTACGTGAGATAAGTTTGCGTATGGCATTGAAGATAGCTGACTTAACCAAAGTAAGCGATACTAATTGGAAGAGTTTAGCAGAATCAACATGTATGAAAAATTCTTAATGCTTGGTAAATTATACTAAGTATTTAGGTAGCTCCTGTGCTGTACAAGTTACAGCACATTTTATAGGTACCCTTAAAAAGGTACCTATTTTTTTGACTTGTTGAAATAAGTATGCTATAATAAATCATATGCCAACAGCTACAATTATAATTAAAGATGAAGTTAATATTAAAATAGAAGGACTCGAGCTCAACGCTCGTAAGGCTTTATCTAACGCCTTTAAATACGACGTACCGGGAGCTAGGTATCTTCCGGCGGTCAGGCTTGGACGCTGGGATGGCAAAATTAGTTACTTCCAATTAGGCGGATCTACCTTTGTCAATCTTTTACCAGAGATTATTCCCATATTAGAAAAATACAACTATGATATTGAACTAGATGATCGGCGTGACTACAGTACCACATATGAATTTGAATTGGTAACAGAGTCGGCATTTAGCCATCTTACGTGGGGCAAAGGTCATCCGATGGAAGGTCAACCTATAGTATTACGTGACTATCAAGTTGAAATTATCAACAACTTCTTGAAGAACCCTCAATGTATTCAGGAAGTGGCCACAGGTGCTGGTAAAACTATTATGACAGCGGCACTGAGTCAACGATGTGAACAACATGGACGTACTATTGTAATCGTTCCTAACAAGAGTCTAGTAACACAAACAGAAAAAGACTACCGAGGCTTGGGCCTAGATGTTGGTGTATTTTTTGGTGACCGCAAAGAATTTGGAAAAACACATACCATATGTACTTGGCAAAGTCTCAACGTACTATTAAAAAATACTAAAAATCAAACTGCTGATATTACCATAATGGATTTCTTAGAAGATGTGGTATGTGTAATGGTCGACGAGTGTTTTACTGCCGATAGTAAAGTATTAACACCTTTGGGATATGTGGCAATCAAAGATATTAAAGCAGGCGATACAGTTATTAACTATTCAGAAAATACAAAAGAATTTAAAACCGATATCGTAGTTAAGCAACATATAAATTTAACCAATTCCTCTAGCGAAAAAATGTATGAATTAGAGTTTGATAACGGAAGTAAAATACAAGTTACTGGAAATCATAAGTTTTTAACCAAAGCTGGGTGGGTACGGGCAGACATGTTGACAGAAAATCACGATTTGACAACAACACAGCAAGAAAAATTAAGACACTGTATGAAACTAATTAAAAAAACTGAAATAATCAAACCGGCAGAAGTATATAATTTACATATAGAAAACGATCACAACTATGTTGTTGACGGGGCAGTAGTATCAAATTGTCACATGGCAAAGGCTGATGCTTTAAAAAATTTAATGACCACTGTAATGTCAAAAGTTCCCATACGTTGGGGATTGACTGGTACTGTACCTAAAGAAGAATTTGAATTCCAAGCATTAAAAGTCAGTTTAGGACTGGTCATAAACAGGCTATCGGCATCTGAATTACAAGACCGTGGTGTATTGGCACAGTGTCATGTTAATATTGTACAGCTAGTAGACCACGCAGAATTTACCAACTATCAATCAGAATTAAAATTTTTATTAGAAGACAGTGATAGATTAAAAATTATATCCGATCTCGTAGCACAGGTCAATCTTACAGGCAATACACTAGTGCTAGTGGATCGTGTTGCCGCAGGACACGCATTAGTTGACCTTTTGGGCGAACGTGCTGTGTTTGTCAGCGGGGCCACCAAAGGTACTAAACGTGATGAAGAATACGGCGAAGTGGCTACCAGTGATGATAAAATTATCGTAGCCACGTATGGAGTGGCCGCAGTTGGTATCAATATTCCGAGGATATTCAATCTAGTATTACTGGAGCCTGGCAAGAGTTTTGTACGTGTTATACAGTCTATCGGTCGTGGCATACGCAAAGCCGAAGACAAAGATTTTGTTCAGATCTGGGACGTGACTAGTACATGTAAATTCGCACGACGACATTTGACTAAGCGAAAGCAGTTTTATCGCGAGGCAAATTACCCCTTTACCCAAGAGAAATTAGAATGGAAGTAGTATTTTTAGAAAACAAATACACTAAGTGGTATTTTAGCATTATTCGAAACGCAAATAACAAGGCGGGAGAATATGTCGAAAAACATCATATTATTCCAAGATGTATCGGCGGCAGTACGCAAGGCAAAATTAGCAGGACATTTGAACTAATTTACAGTTATCACCGTGCCATCGATCATAGTTTGCTTTTCCGCCAACTAGCTTATTACAATGCGGGCATTGATATTTAGACTTTGGTACTTTTAATTTCTTAACTGTTTCTGCTGTATGCGGCACTCCGCGATTAGGAGCCGGTTTTCCTTTTAACCAAGTATTAGATCTTCCTTTAGCGGCAACTGATAATTTTTTCTTGGTTTCTTCTGAAACATTAACTACTTTACCTTTATTACCAGCACTTATTTTTTGTTTAGTTTCTTCCGAATGTTTGTAATCTTTCCTAGACTCGAGAATTTTAGCTACTGTTTCTGGAGCAATAAATTTTCCTTTATGAGCAACTGATAGTTTTTGTTTTTGCTCAATAGACATTGCTATACCTTTGTTTGGGCCCGAATGTTCCTTTCGAGATTTTGACATTTTTGCCCGAGTTTCTTTAGATACAATTTTTCCCTTGTGTAATTGCGATGAATACTCGGCGATTTTTATTTTAGATAGTTCGTATGCTTTACCTTTTGAGATTTTTCTTTCTTGATTTTTATTACTAGTCCTTAATATCATCCAAGCGGCATACCACATACTTTTAGTATGTTCTGCAGTAGAAGTCATTTTTGGTAATAGGATATGAACTAATCGATGTTCTTTAGCTGTTAATATTGCCAAATTTTCTGTAGTATCTGCTCCGCCTAGGCTTTTTGGTATAATATGATGCAATTCGGTATAAATTTCTTTTGATAATTCTCTTGACTTCGCTCTGTTAATGATGCTATAATAACAACATGAATACTTATTTTGTAAAAACATATGACCCTTTAGTAATTAATATTCTTATTTATGAGGAGAACTAAAATTAGAATATTAACCCTTGATAATGTTGCTTATGATTTAGATCATTTGCCCGAAGAGATTGATGATATGCGCTTTGCCATATTAGATAATAGTAATCCCCAAGATCCAGACTATATGTACATACCATTGATCTTCTTGGAAAGTTTTAATGCTCCTGCTCTAGTGCTAAGAATTGGAGAACATCGAGTGCGTATGCCGGTAGATTGGCAACTGTTAATTGGCGAGCCAGATTTAGGAGACTTAGAAGTTATTCCCTTGTCAGCTTTAAACGACAGAGGATTCAAGGCCTATCAGTTCAATCCCTTAACCAGCTTCCGTCCAAGTTTTTTAGAAGTAGAAATACTCGATGTCTATCAAGATGTAGCGTGGTATGCCCCAAAGATAAAAAACGGACAGCTACTTTGTATTCCTTTAAGTGATGACCCAGATCCTGAATGTGTTTATTTTGTAAAGGACATCAGTCGTAACTGTGAAATTATAGATTATAATAAGGCGTTCTAGTGGACAAACTAAACATAACTTATGAAATGGCACAATTTGATAAAAAGAATCGTGACTTTTATAATGAACTCACCGTTGAAGAAAAGAAAAAATTCAGCAACTTCCTGATGATAAGATGGGGTAGCAGTGTACAAGGCAGTAAAGATTTACAAGAATTTTATCTAATCTCCTCTAATGAGAGACTTAACAAACACTGGTACGCATGTAGTAGGCATCCGCAATTACAGTGGCTAATGGCTAGCAGTGTTAGTCCAAA